CGGTGCACTTAAACTTGCAAAGACACTTAAAACTAAAACTGCATTAAAAGTATTAGCAGAACCAGCAGTAGGACAACCAGAATGGTTTGCACCCTTAGTAGATAAAATACTTTTAAAAGGTTCCATAAAAAAAATAGATGATTTTGCCAAAAACGTAGACCCTAGCAAACCAAATAAACCCATTGCGACTTACGGATTAAAACCTATATTAGAAAAAAGTACAGCAGAAAAACTTGGAAAAGTAACACGAGATTTAAATACATACGAACTGGAAGAAGCGGGTAAAAAATTTACTTTAACTAAAAAACCAGATGGAAGTATTAGCATAGACGTAGAGGGAGGGGGAGCTTATGATAATTCATTTACACTTTCTCACAAGAGGTATAATGTAAAAGATATTGAAACAGGTAAGATAAAAGAAATACGTGAGTTTCAAGCATCAGAAATGAGACCTGAATATGTCAACATGGGAGGTGATGAGCATGGTATTGATTATGCTTTAGAAGCTACAAAAGACGAAGTGTTCATTGGGAAAGATGTATTTAAATTAGAAAAAAATGGAACTGGATTTTTAAGCGACTTAGAAGGTGTAGAAAAAATAGCAACGGGAAAAATTAAAAATCCTAAATTAGCTGAAACAAGAACTAAAGTAAGAAATAAACTTAACGACGATCCATATAAAGATCGTAATATAGATGATTATGATTATCAATTAGATCAAGATATTGGACATGACTACATTGATTAAACCAAAAAGACTTACCTTAACGATACCCCCTAAAAGAGGGCCTGTCCCACAGGGCTTGAATATTAACTATAATACTGTTAAGACAGTGCAAACGGAGAAAATAAATGGCCGACATAGAAAAATCATTACCCAACGAAGCTAACCCATTTCCTGAAGAAGAGATTCAAGAGGAAATAGAAGTAATGGAACCGGGTGAAACAGAAGTTTCTGAAGAAACAGATATTGTAGAAAACGAAGACGGATCGGTAGATATCGATTTTGATCCTACTGCTATGGCTGCAGGGGAAAGTCAAGACCATTACGCTAACCTAGCTGAATTTATCGAAGACAACGACTTGTCTAGAATGGGAACTGAATTATACCAAAACTATCAAGAATATAAAAGTTCTAGAAGAGATTGGGAAAACGCATACCGACAAGGACTAGACTTGCTTGGGTTTAAGTACGAACAACGTACAGAACCTTTCCAAGGTGCGTCAGGTGCAACTCACCCTGTATTAGCAGAAGCCGTAACTCAGTTTCAAGCTTTGGCGTACAAAGAATTATTACCCGCGGGCGGGCCCGTGAGAACTCAAATTTTAGGAAACGCTACTCCTGAAAAAGAACAACAGTCTCAAAGAGTTAAAGATTTTATGAATTACCAAATCATGGATGTCATGAAAGAATATGAACCAGAATTTGATACCATGTTATTTCATTTACCTCTTGCAGGATCTGCTTTTAAAAAAGTGTATTACGATGAACTCTCACAAAGAGCCGTTTCTAAATTTGTACCTGCAGATGAATTAGTGGTTCCATACAATGCAGCTTCTTTAGAAGAAGCAGAAGCTATTGTGCACGTTGTAAAAATGTCTGAAAATGAATTACGTAAACAACAAGTAGCAGGATTTTATAGAGATGTAGAACTAACTCCTGGAGAACAACCAGAGACAGATGTTCAAAAAAAAGAACGAGAACTAGAAGGAATTACTAAAACAGCTACGGACGATATTTTTACTTTATTAGAGTACCATGTAAATTTAGAAATAGAAGGTTTTGAAGACATGGGTCCAGATGGTGAACCTACTGGAATTAAATTACCTTACATTGTAACGATAGAAGAAAGCTCCAGAGAAGTTTTATCTATTAAAAGAAATTACGAAGTAAATGATCCTAAGAAATCTAAGATACAATATTTTATTCACTTTAGATTTTTACCAGGTTTAGGCTTTTATGGTTTTGGTTTAATTCACATGATTGGTGGATTATCTAGAACAGCTACTTCAGCACTAAGACAGTTGTTAGATGCAGGAACGCTTTCTAACCTACCAGCTGGATTCAAGCAACGAGGAATAAGAATTAGAGACGATGCGCAAGCGATACAACCCGGAGAATTTAGAGATGTAGATGCACCAGGAGGAAACATTAAAGATTCCTTTATGATGCTTCCTTTTAAGGAACCTTCACAGACATTATTGCAATTAATGGGGGTCGTTGTAAATGCAGGTCAACGCTTTGCTTCAATAGCAGACATGCAGGTAGGAGACGGGAATCAACAAGCGGCAGTGGGAACGACCGTAGCGCTGTTGGAAAGAGGATCGAGAACGATGTCGGCAATTCATAAAAGAATTTATTCTTCTCTCAAACAAGAGTTTAATCTACTAGCAAGAGTATTTAAATTATATTTACCGCAAGAATATCCATACGATGTACCAGGAGCGGAAAAAACAATTAAACAAGCAGACTTTGATGACAAGGTAGATATTTTACCGGTAGCAGATCCTAATATTTTTTCTCAAACGCAGAGAATTAGTTTAGCTCAAACCGAATTACAATTAGCTACTTCGAATCCAGCTATTCATAACCAATACGAAGTATATAGAAATATGTATGAAGCATTAGGTGTAAAAGACATTGATAAAATATTAGTTCGACCCACTCCCCCACAACCAAAGGACCCTGCATTAGAGCAAATTGATGCTCTTGCAGGGAAACCATTCCAAGCCTTTCCAGGACAAGATCATAGAGCACATATCACTACTCATTTAAGTTTTATGTCTACGAACTTAGCAAGAAATGCACCTCCTATTATGGCAGCTTTAGAAAAAAACATCTTTGAACATATTTCTTTGATGGCTCAAGAGCAAGTAGAAGTAGAATTCAGAAATGAAATGCAACAGATGCAGCAAATGCAACAAATGATGCAACAAAATCCTCAAGCAGGACAACAAATGCAAATGCAGATGAGAATGATCTCTGAAAAGATTGAATCTAGAAAAGCTGTGTTGATTTCTGAGATGATGGAAGAGTTTATGAAGGAAGAAAATGAAATTACTTCTCAATTTGACAATGATCCGCTTGCAAAACTAAAAGCAAGAGAGTTAGACCTCAAAGCGCAAGACAACGAACGTAAAAAACAGTACGATGAGCAAAGAAATAACTTAGATCGTATGAAAGCGATGATGAATCAGTCTACCGATCAACAAAAAATAGACCAAAACGAAGAATTAGCTAATTTAAGAGCCGATACTTCTATTGAAAAAACAATCTTATCTGCAAAACTAAAAGATAAGTATCAAAATTAATGACAAAAGCATAAAAAAAGGTTAAAAAGACAATATGAAAAAAGATAAAACTACAAAAGTATCTCAAGTCGGAGCACCTATTAAAACAATAGAGATGACTGCACCTAATAAATCTCAAACGGTTACTGTTAAAGGTACTAAAGGTATGAGAGCAGATAAATTACCAGTTAAAGCTACTTGGTACTAAACCATGTTTCCCTGGAGTCTGTTAGGTACAGCTTTTAAAGCTGGTTCCGAAATTTACAAAAATAGACAAGCGACTAAGATTGCTATGTCAGAAGCTCAATTATTTCACGCCGAAAAAATGAAACGTGGAGATATTGAATACTCTGGCAAAATAATGGAACATCAAAAAGGCGATTGGAAAGACGAATTCGTTTTATTAGTGCTTTCAAGCCCTTTATTTTTATTAGGGTATTCTGTATTTGCAGAAGACGAAGACATTGGTAAAAAGCTAGACTTGTATTTTGACAAATTGGATGGTATGCCTTGGTGGATAACAGGACTTTGGATTTCTGTGGTTGCAGCCATTTATGGAATTAAAGCTACGGATATCATTAAAACAAATGGGAGTAAGAAATAATGTTTAAAAAAATTAAAGATAAACTTTGCTTATTATTTTGTACTATTTTTAGTATTAAAAAATGTTCATGTAAGGATAAAAAATAAATATGGTTAAAAAAATACCCACAGGTAAAAAAGGTTTAGGTCTAAGAGCACTAAAATCAAAAGCTCCAGAAGTTGCAAAACGAATGGGTTATAAAAAAGGTAGTAATGGTCTTTACGCTAATATTAAAGCTAAACAAGACAGAATCGCTGCAGGCTCAGGTGAAACAATGAAGAAAAAGGGAGCCAAAGGAAGACCTACGGCAGCTCAATTTGCTAAAGCAGCTAAGACTGCAAAAGCTTAAAAAAAATAATGGCTACTGCAGCTTGGACTAGAAAAGAAGGAAAGTCTAAATCCGGTGGATTAAATAAAAAAGGTGTTGCTTCTTATAGAGCAGCTAACCCTGGATCTAAATTAAAGACGGCCGTAACTACGAAGCCATCTAAATTAAAAAAAGGTTCTAAAGCAGCAAATAGACGTAAGTCTTTTTGTGCTAGAATGAGTGGTATGAAGTCAAAACGTACCTCTGCAAAAACGGCCAGAGACCCGGATAGCAGAATTAATAAGTCTCTAAGAAAGTGGAACTGCTAAATGGACGACCTAATACTCGTACAACAAGTACAGAAAGCCCTACGTAAGTTATATCAAAACATTGGAGATACTATGATTACAGGTGGTGTTGACAATATGGATAAATACAAGTATTTACTAGGTCAGGCACATGCCTATCAATATATATTACAGGAAATCTCTAACCTGCTAAATAAGAAGGAGCAAAATGACGGACAAGAACAATCAGGAGACGATACCATCGTCCCTTTCGGATCAGGAAGTACCAAAGATTAAACTTGGACTCCAAGAGAAATACGAAAAAGAAAAACAAGAAGAAAAAAACATAGCACCAGAAAAGGAACCCCTTAACCCTGAGTCTATTGAACCAGTTATAGATCAACTTCCAGAACCATCTGGTTGGAGAATACTAGTTCTACCTTTTACCCCTAAAGAAAAAACTAAAGGTGGATTAATTATCGCACAAGAATCATTAGACCGATTAAGAATCGCAACCAACTGTGGTTACGTTTTAAAAATGGGTCCATTAGCATACAAGGACAAAGATAAATTTGAATCTCCTTGGTGTAAAAAAGGAGATTGGGTGATCTTTGCAAGATATGCAGGATCACGACTACCAATAGAAGGCGGAGAGATCCGAATTCTCAACGACGACGAAGTTTTAGGAACTGTACAAGATCCTGAATCTGTGTTGCATTACATTTAACATAGGAGGACACTATGCCAGACGAAGAAAAGAAAATGGTAGATATTGATAGTTCAGGACCTGAAGTAGACGTAGATATTGAAACATCTACACCTGAAGAAGAAGTATCAATCAAAGAAGAACAAGAAGTAGTACAAGAAGTCACTAGCCCCTCGCCTCTAGACGCAAGTAGCGAGCAGCAAGAGACTACAGAAGATAAGCCAGAAGGAAAGAAAGACGAATTAGAAGTTTATAGTAAAGATGTGCAAAGAAGAATTGCTAAACTCACCAAAAAATGGAGAGAAGCAGAACGTCAAAAAGACGAAGCCTTAACCTATGCCAGAACTCAAAAAGAGACTGCAGAGAAACTAGGTAAAAAATATTCTTCTTTAGAAACCAACAGCTTAAAAGATCGAGAATCTAAATTAGCCTCTTCTTTAGAAGGTGCCAAAGCCAGACTGGCTCAGGCGCGAGATGCAGGCGACATTAATTTAGAGGTAGATATCCAAAAAGATATTTCTCGTCTCGGTTACGAAGAAGCTAGATTGTTAGAGCAAAAAGCTTACAAAGAGGAACAAGATGCTATTATTCCGACTATGAATAATTTAGAGATCCCTCAACAACCTAGAAGAAACGTACCGGATGAAAAAGCAGAAGGCTGGGCCTCTAGTAATAGATGGTTTGGTTCGGATAAAGCAATGACGTATACTGCTTTTGATCTGCATAAGACCTTAACCGAAGAAGAAGGTTATGATCCTCAAAGTGACGAATATTATGTTGAAATTGATAAAAGAATAAGACTTGAATTTCCCCATAAATTTGATACTAATGATGGAACGGCAAAAACTAATACGACTAGGCCGACACAACAAGTAGCTTCAGCAAGGCGAAGTGTAAATTCTAGTCGCAAAACTGTCAGACTCACACCTACTGAAGTTGTAATTGCTAAAAAACTAGGAGTGCCATTAGAAGAGTATGCGAAACAAAAAAAATACATGAAGGAGGTATAGGCATATGGAAAACGATAAAATGAAGACCCCTCGTGCGAGCCAATCCCGAGTTTCTGAAAAGAGACCTGTGACATGGACTCCACCATCAAGTTTAGATGCACCGGCGCCGAAGGACGGATTCGTCCATCGTTGGTTGAGAACCGAAATCTTAGGAAACGATGATAGTAAAAATATCTCGAGTAAACTAAGATCAGGATGGGAATTGGTGAGAGCCGATGAATATCCAGAAG